CTTTGTGTTTTACTGTACCTCCGTTGCCACTATTCTTTGAGGCCTCATAGACGTTTCTTGCTACTTTAAACGCTTTTCTACCAAAGGGGTCCCATCCCATTGGATGTTGATGGGTCATATATGTACCAGGTTCTTCAGGTCTACCTGCTCCTTCCCATCCGCCCTTAGGTGCTTCTGTTTCATCATATCCTGGAGGCACTCCCGCATCACCTTTGTATAGGGAAGCTATGTCGTGTGGTGTTCCAAATGATTGACCAGTTTTTGATGGGTCGTTTCCTTCCGTCTTAATTTGCTCTAAACGGAACCATTCCTTCTCTCCCTTAGCAATGCTCTCTTGTTCTCTCAACCAATCGTCTTCTGGAATGTTGAAGATGTTTTCATAGCACCAATACTTGCTGAACAGTCGCTGCTCAACTAGGGTTTGAGCAAGTGCAGCTTTGGATGTCCACAATTCAATTTTCTCTCTTTCGTATATTGTGTTTGGAGGAGTAAGTTTTAGTGAGAAGTCGACGATCTCATCATCTTGAAATCCTTGAGCATACAAGTGAATGATTGCAATCTTTGTAAGCTCAGAAACAATAATCTTTTGAATACGCTCTACTGTTTTAGCAAAACGGAAGTCTTGTGATGATAGCGTAGACTTACCGGTAGTATCCTCTTCGTATCCTAAGTAAGCTTTTGGAATCTTTAATGATCCAAGCATTCTATTTTTCAAGTACTCGATATCAGGAATTGCATCGTGTGCTAGACCGGGTGTTGTTTCGATTGTAGTACCACTCTCTGCTCCACGAACTGGAAGATAAAAATCCTCAAGTATGTTTTGCATGTTGTATTTTAGGTTGTATTGACCAGTAGCCTCGTCCATGAAAGGAATCTTCTTCATCTTGTTGATTGTATTCTCCATGAATGCATCAACCTCAGCTGGTGGAATGTTACCGATATCAATCTTAAAAATTCGTTTATCAGGAGCTCGCATGATTCTGTGAATCAACATTGCATCCTCCATCAAAGTTAACTGCTTCCAAACCTTACGTGCAGGTTCAATTAATGAACGTCCGTATGGTAAGAAGTTGGTGTCTGTGATTAACCTAAAGTGGGCAACTTCGTAATTTTGATATTCTTCAGAATCGATATCTCTACGATAGAAGGTAGCTGAGGTTGTTACACCTGCTGATAAGTCTCTTCTAAATACAACCTCATTAGGTTTCTCAGGATCAACCCCCTCTTCACGAATCATCTCATAAACAGAAACAGGCTCTACATTTGTTATACCGTACTTCTCTGTAATATGGAGATGTAAGAAAAAGTCTCCGTATTTTAGGGTACTTCTGATCCAAGGCCAAAGATTAAACTCTACATTAAGAATGTCGTAGAATAGGTTGTGTAATACTTTGTGTATTTTTTCGTTTGATGTCACAATTGTAAGAGTGTCATCAAACTCATCCTTAGCTGTACATTCATCCGCGTAAATGTCTAGGGCAGATGATATAATACTATCTGAGTCCATTGCTTCGTAATCGCGGAAAACTTCCATACGAGTTGCCTGAAGCAACTGACCATTGTTATAAGCAGTAGTTGGTCCAGTACCGTATAATCGATTAAACCTATCAATACGGCTATTGTTTTGCAGGTTTCCACTGGACTGTAGGTGATCTGTATCAATTACCTTCAACTGATTACCTCCTACGTTACGGATAATTACATCCGTACTAAATAATCGTTGTAGTCGTTGAAATAAATTTGGATCTCGGTTTTCAGCCATGTAAATGTGTTTTTAATAAATAGGTTATATTAACCATGAAATGTCTTCTTGTTCTCCATTTACGTTCATCCTCCAAGTTTCTGTGTTACTATAGCTTGGCTTGTATACTCCCGTTGAACGCATATGGTTTAGTGTAGTCTTTGTTAGTTCGATTCCTTGTTGTCTTAATCTTAACGCAGTATCTCTAACCCACAATCCCATACACCAACTCATAACTAAATCGTCATTGTAGCCTGTCTGAGCTTCAGCTCTTGCGTTCTTCCACACAAAAACTCCCAACTCATCCAGCAGTCGTCTACTTCTTATTATACAGCTTTTTTCTCGCATATACAACTCCATCTTACTAATTAAGAGCGGTCGTACTTTGTGTGACATAGTGAAACCTGCAACCTGATCTCTCTGCAATTGTAAGTCTGTACCACGTGCAAGGTATCGCTCAGGATCTAATCCCATATCCTTTGGTGTGTAGTAGAGATTCTTATAACCTCTTTCGATTACCTGCTGAATCGTTGCCCACCCTACGTTTGCGTTTTCGATCACAAGCAGAGCGTCATTGTATTCCGTTGCGGCCGATACCAGCATGTTCCCATATTCCCGTGTACTCAGTTGACCCTTATACTCAGCCACCTGCGTGGATTCTTCCACATCAATAACGTGGAAAGCAGAAAAGTCAGTTGCGTCTCCACGAGCAACGTCGGCTACGATAATGTAGTTTTTGTTGTAGTTTGGTATCTCCCATATCCAGTAGTTACCATCGAACCCTCTCTTCTCAGAAGGCTCTTGCATGTAGGTTTCACGATAGAATGTTAAGAGCTCTGGATGTACAACAGTGTTACCAGATGTGCTGAAGTCACAGTCACACTCCTGAGCAGCTAGACGTAAACCTAACTCTGTATCTTGTCTATCTCTCCATTCCTGCGTACGCTCTGGATGTACTTGCCATGGTAGTCTCTTTGTGTAAAACTGATTGCGACCCTCTTCGGACGCCATCCATATCTTATGAAAGAAATTACCAGTACCGTTTGGTGTGCTTAGTATTATACCCTTACCACCCGTTGATAGTGTTTGTTGTAGTGATGCCCACAACTCCTCAGCGTTATCTACGAATGCAGCCTCATCGATTATTACTAATGAGAGTGCTTCTGATCGTCCTGATGTTCCTGAGCTTGCTACCGCTTTAATTTGTGATCCGTTTGCAAGTCTGAGTGATAGTTTATTCTTCTCTGTTGTTCGCATCTTCAACCAACTTGGTAGATTCTCAAACATTACATTCACCTTAGTTACAAGGTTCTTTGATGTATTTTGGTCAATTGCTACTACCAGGATATTCTTATCTGTGTGGAATAACATCATCCATAGAGAGTATCCCGCCGATAATGTTGATATACCTAACTGACGTGATTTGAGAATTACAACTCTATCATTATCTTGAATATCGTTTGTAAGTTCTTCTTGATAAGGAAACAGTTTAAATGGAATCTTACCCTTAGTTGGGTGCTGTATTAAGCAGTACTTTTTTAGAAAGTACACAGGATCCTTTGCACACTTAACGTACTCGGCCTTTATTAAGTCCTTTAATGTAGGTTGATCGCTCATACTACTTCAGAGCTATGAGTAATGCTAGAGTTCCAAGAAATGCTACAAGTCCTCCACCTAGACCTTTTGCTAGATTTTTAAGTTTTCTATTTTTCTCAGTAAGAGTTGAAATATCTTCTTCCAGTTTAGCAACTCTACCAGCACACGTTTCATATCGCTCTGTTTGAGCTTTACTTTCTTTTTGGAAAGTCTGTACTTTTTCTAGGTAAGTCTGAATGATGCTGTCTTGTTTTACAACCTTTGCCTCAGTCTTATTGAGAATAATTTGTGTAGATTGTAATTCTGTAGATACAGAGTCTAGTCGCAGTAAATCTACTGCAATCTTTTGAGCAATGCTTTGAGGAATACAAACAGTAGGTTCTTGTTTGTTATTTGTACCGGTTTGTGAAAAAAGTGTCAAGCTCAGTAGCAGTGTACTTACCAGCATTTTTAATTTTGTTGCCATAGTATTTTCTTTGGTCAATTATTACTTGTTTTGTTGAATCGATTTCGTTATCGAGCTTTTTAACATCTAGTTCGTATTTTAAAATCTTTCCATCCAACACAAGCTGCTGCTTTTGGTAATCTGCGATTGCTCGGTTTAGACTATCAATCTTGTTTTCATAAACAGGATCTTTTACACCTACGTTTGACGTAGTACTTGTAACGATAATGTAACCAAGCAGTAACAAGATTACTGCAGCTAGTATTAGGTTTGTCTTTGTGACTTCTAATTTCATCTTATAATGTGTTTCGCTCCATGTCGATGTTGTCCATATAGTCTTGAGCGTACGCTAGTGCATAGTCATCAATAAGATCATGTAGAATGTCTAATTGCTGTTTACCTAATGTTCCTGCCGAAGCCTGCCCACTAGGAGTGTTTGGATTGCGCATTGTATTCATAAACCACTTTGCTAATGCCTTTTTTGCATCTCTCAGATCTGGTTCATCATTTCCGGTAGTTGGAAAGTAATCCTCTTTCAACACAGTTGCTGGTACTTTGCTTTGAAGGTTTTTAGTTTGTTTTAGTGCTTGTGTAAGTGCGACAGTGAGTTCTTGGTTCTTTAGTTTAAGGTTAAACCCAGCTGATGTTAATACCGGCTCTAATACGTCAACAATTTTTTCGAGCTCGAGTTTTGTAAGGCGACGACCATTACCAATAATTGAATTATACATTTGAGTAAAGTCTCTCTGCACATCTCGAGGAGCTCTTTCGAGCTTTTGAAAGAACGTCTGCATTACTGACTTAATCTTGTTAACTGCTGGTTCAAATCCCGGCATTGTTTGAAACGCCATTGCTGCTTCGTTTTTAGCAGAGTAGTTTTTGTTGTAGTTTGGTATCTCCCATATCCAGTAGTTACCATCGAACCCTCTCTTCTCAGAAGGCTCTTGCATGTAGGTTTCACGATAGAATGTTAAGAGCTCTGGATGTACAACA